ACGGTAGGTTTTATATAACCTGGGTTCCGGATCAAAGCATACAAAACAATATAATAATAAAGAATGGAAACAAATATCCTGGAAATGAACACATGGGAGCATTTGGTTGTGACAGCTATGATATTAGCGGTGTTGTTGGTGGCGGGGGTTCTAATGGTGCGCTACACGGATTGACAAAGTTTTCAATGGAGGATGTACCTCCTAACCATTTCTTTTTAGAGTACATAGCTAGACCATCAACAGCCGAAATGTTTTTTGAAGATGTATTAATGGCTTGCGTGTTTTACGGTATGCCAATACTTTGTGAGAACAACAAACCTAGATTGCTTTACTATTTAAAGCGAAGAGGATACAGGGGATTTAGTATTAATAGACCGGATAAAACTTATAACAAATTATCTTTATCAGAACGGGAAGTTGGTGGAATACCAAATTCAAGTGAAGATATAAAACAGGCACATGCTTCCGCTATTGAAACTTACATAGAGGATTTCGTAGGCATAACTAAAGAAGGATACGGGGACGTTTATCTGCAAAGAACATTAGAAGATTGGGCTAAGTTTGATATAAACAATCGAACAAAACACGATGCTTCCATAAGTTCAGGGCTAGCTTTAATGGCATGCAATAAACACAGGTACAGTCCCAAGGGAGCTATAGCAGTTAAGAAAATTAACTTAGGTTTTAAAAAATACAATAACGAGGGAACCACTTCAAAAATAATGTAATAAATGAATGTAAGTACAAATACTAATAGTCCATTTCCAGATCAAGTAGTAAGCGATGCTGAAAAAGCTACGCTAGAATACGGGCTTCAAGTCAGTAGAGCTATTGAACAAGAATGGTTTAATTACGGCGGCAGTGGTTCTAATAGATATGCTTCTAACTGGAATAACTTTCATAATTTAAGATTATATGCTAGAGGAGAACAAAGTGTTCAAAAATACAAAGATGAGCTAGCTATTAACGGCGATCTATCTTATCTTAATTTAGATTGGAAGCCTGTACCTATACTTTCAAAGTTTTCAAATATAGTTGCAAACGGTATTACTCAAAAGCAATATGATATTACATCTTATTCGCAAGATCCTGAATCTTTAAAGAAAAGAACAGAATATGCAGATAACGTAAAGTTTGATGCAAATACAGTAAAGCAAAGAAAAGTAGCAGGATCATTATCCGGCATGAGTTTTGCTAGATCTCCAGTTCCTACAGAAGAACTTCCAGGCAATGCCGAAGAAATGGATCTGCACATGCAGTTAAAGTATAAACCTGCAATTGAAATTGCTGAAGAAGAAGCTATAAACACTATACTTGCTACTAATGAATTTGACTTAACTAAAGCAAGAGTTAATCAAGACTTGGTTAACATAGGAATAGGCATAACTAAAACATCGTTTAACCCTGCAGAGGGGATAGTTGTTAAGTATGTTGATCCAGCATATTGCGTTTGGTCTTACACAGAAGACCCTAACTTTGACGACATATATTATGTAGGCGAAGTTAAATCTATAACTATACCAGAACTTAAAAAAGAATTTCCTCACATTTCCGATGAGGAATTAGAAAGAATCCAAAAATCACCAGGTAACCGTAGGCTTATACGAGGCTTTGAAAACTATGATTACAATACTGTTCAAGTAATGTACTTTGAGTATAAAACTTACACAGACCAGGTATTTAAAATAAAAAAGACCGATAACGGTTTAGAAAAAGCTATTGAAAAAACAGATGCTTTTAATCCGCCGGCAAATGATAACTTTGATAGAGTATCAAGATCAATTGAAGTTTTATACGAAGGAGCTAAAGTTGTAGGTTCAGATATGATGCTTAAATGGGAAATGTCAGAAAACATGACAAGACCAACAGCTGATACTACTCGTGTTGAAATGAGTTACTCAATAGCTGCCCCTAGAATGTACAAAGGAGTTATACAGTCACTTATAAGTAAATGTATAGGTTTTGCCGATGTAATACAACTAACACATTTAAAAATACAGCAAGTACTATCCAGAATGGTTCCTGATGGTATATTTTTAGATATGGATGGTTTAGCGGAAGTAGATTTAGGTAATGGAACAAATTACAATCCAGCAGAAGCATTGAATATGTATTTCCAAACAGGTTCTGTTGTAGGTAGATCATTAACTCAAGAGGGAGATATGAATAGAGGTAAAGTACCTATTCAAGAATTATCTTCATCAAGTGGTATTGGAAAAATACAAGCTCTTATAACTGCGTACAATTACAATATGCAAATGATTAGAGATGTAACCGGTTTAAATGAAGCTCGTGACGGCGGAATGCCTGATGCAAACGCTTTAGTTGGTTTACAAAAAATGGCGGCTAATGCATCTAACACTGCTACAAAACATATTCAAGATGCTAGTATTTATTTAGCGTTAAGTACATGTGAAAATATATCACTAAAAATTGCTGATGTTTTAAATTTCCCCTTAACTAAAAACTCTTTAATGAATAGTGTATCTACTTTCAACGTAGAAACATTAAAAGAAATTGAAAAGCTTAACCTGCATGATTTTGGTATATTTTTAGAAATGGAACCAGATGATGAAGAAAGAGCTGAGCTGCAAAAAAATATTCAGATTTCTTTACAAACAAAAGAAATTGATATTGAAGATGTGATAGATATTAATCAAGTAAAGAATTTAAAGTTAGCTAATCAGATGCTTAAATTAAAGCGTACTGAAAAAGCTAAAAAAGTTCAAGAAGCGCAGCAAGCTAATATACAAGCACAAGCTCAAGCAAATGCTGAGTTGGCTGAAAAAGCTGCTATGGCTGAGGTTCAAAAACAACAAGCTCTTACAGCTGAAAAGGTTGCGATAGAACAAGCTAAGGCAGGTTATGAAATGCAAAGAATGCAGGCAGAAGCACAAATTAAAAAAGAGTTAATGGCTACAGAGTTTGAGTACAATATACAGTTAGCTCAAGCCAGTGTTGCTGCTACACAACAAAAAGAAAAAGAAATAGAGGATCGTAAAGATAAAAGAATAGAGAAAGAAGGGACTCAGCAAAGCGAATTAATACAACAAAGACAAACAGAGGGGATGCCTAAAAACTTTGAATCATCAGGTAATGATGTGATGGGTGGTTTCGGGGATCTTTCTTCATTCGGTCCTTCGTAAATAAGTATTTAATAATTATATAATATCATATCATGAGTGAAGACAATTTTGCATTTGATGAAGAATTAGATGAGGAGCGAGACATCCGTAGAAAAAAACTCGCATATAAAGAAGAGGTTGCAAAAGCTCGCACGTTTTTAGAAGATACAAAAGCAAAGTATTATGATGACATCAAGTTGAAGTCGCCATCTTTGCCGGAAGATCAACAAAAAGCAGCGGACTTTTTTAATCGTTATAAAGAGGATCAGGACAGAAACGCAGCCAACCACGAAAAGTTTAAAGCCAACACTAATGAATTACTTAATGAAAATTTCGAAGGTTTCGATTTTACGCTAGGTGATAAAAAATTTAGATATGGAATACAAAACCCTTCGCAGGTAGCAGAAAAACAATCGGACATTAGTAATTTTTTAGGGAAGTTCCTTGGAAAAGATGGTACGATCGCAGATACGGAAGGGTATCACAAAGCATTGTATGCAGGTGCAAACGCAGATAAAATGGCAAATCACTTTTACGAACAAGGCAAAGCAGATGCTATTAGAGATGTTGTAAACAAATCTAATAATACATCGTCGGAGGCTAGGAAAGCAGCCCCTGTTGACAGCGCGAGGTTTGGAGCATACAAAGTTAAATCAGTTTCTGGAGCGGACTCATCAAAATTGAAAATTAAAAAGTTTAATAACTAAAAATTATGAGTTTATTACCACAATTTGGGAGTTTAATCCCATCACAATCGCAACAATTACTTGCGACAAATTATTTACAATGGAACAACAATGGTGGAGGAGCCGTTCCTGCAAACTTTGCTGATTTTGCTCAGCAATATTTACCAGAAATTTATGAAGCAGAAGTAGAGCGTTACGGAAACCGTACGTTATCTGGATTCTTAAAAATGGTTGGAGCTGAAATGCCAATGACATCTGATCAAGTTATTTGGTCTGAACAAAACAGATTACATATTTCTTACACTGCGGTTGCAATGGCTAGCGCTGGTGTAGCATCCACTCTTACTATTCCGGTTGCTGCTAATGTAATTAATGTAATTTCACAAAACGATACTATCGTAATTTTAGACCCAGCTACTGGATTAGAAGCTAAAGCTATAGTTACTGGATCTGGAGCTACTCCGGGATCTGCACTTGCAGCTGGAGTAATTACCGTTACACCGTTTGCTGGAACAAGTTTAACTACTCAAGGATTTACTGCTACAGGATTAAAGATATTCGTTTACGGATCTGATTATTCTAAAGGAACTACTTTAGCTGCTGGAGGAGCGGGTAACTCTGCCGTAAGAAACAGTATAGATCCTGTTTTAACGCAGTTTTCAAACTCACCAATCATTATTAGAGATCAGTATGTTGTGTCTGGATCAGATACTGCACAGATCGGATGGGTGAATGTAGCAACTGAAGACGGAACTGACGGATACCTTTGGTATTTGAAAGCTGAATCTGAAACACGTTTACGTTTTGAAGACTACTTAGAAATGTCAATGGTAGAAGGCGAATTAAACGCGTCTGCTTTAAACCCATTAACTCAGCCTGGAACGCAAGGTTTATTTGCGGCTATTCAAGCTAGAGGAAATGTAGAAACTGGTTTTACAGCTGCTCAAGGCTTAACTGAATTTGATGCTATCCTTAAAAACTTAGATACTCAAGGAGCTATTGAAGAAAACATGCTGTTCTTACAACGTCAAACTTCTTTAGATTTTGATGATATGTTAGCTGCTATTTCTAGTGGAATTTCTGGTGGTGTTGCTTTCGGATTGTTTGAAAACTCTTCTGAAATGGCACTTAACTTAGGATTCAGTGGATTCCGTAGAGGATCTTACGACTTTTACAAAACAGATTGGAAATACTTAAATGATGCATCTACTCGTGGAGCAATCAATGGAGTTAATTCAATTGAAGGTGTATTAGTACCAGCTGGAACTTCAACTGTTTATGATCAAGTATTAG